TGAAGAAAAAACCAACAATGTAGTTATCAAGTTCTTTGGTATGGATAACCAAGATTCAGCAGAATTATTCACAATCTATGTTATGAATAGACTAGGCTTTGAATATAATTCACTTAGCTATGAGATGCCTAGCAAAGCGGTACACTAATACCTATGGATATTAAAATCCCTTACACACCTCGTAAGCATCAATCTTATTTGCACAAACAAATCTCCAGATACAGATGGAATGTGCTTGTATGTCATAGAAGGTTTGGCAAAACAGTATGTATGATCAACCACTTAATTAGGTCAGCATTGCTGTCCAATCAGAAGAACCCAAGATTTGCTTACATTGCACCAACCTTCAAACAAGCAAAGAGTATTGCCTGGGATTACATGAAACAATTCACGGCAAAAATTCCTTACACTAAATTCAATGAAACAGAACTAAGGGTAGATATGCCTAATGGCAGCAGAATAACATTACTAGGTTCAGAAAACTCAGATGGGTTAAGGGGTATATACCTAGATGGGTGTGTCATTGATGAGTATGCAAATGTAAACAGTAAGCTATTTCCAGAAATTATTAGACCTGCATTATCAGATAGAAAAGGTTATTGTGTATTTATTGGTACTCCAGCAGGAATGAACAACAACTTTTACGAATTATTTCAACACGCACAAGGTGCGGAAGATTGGTTCTCCTTCAAGGCAAAAGCATCAGAAACAAAAATTGTAGATGAAGATGAGCTTATCAAGGCAAAAGAGGTTATGGGTGAGAAGAAGTATATGCAAGAATTTGAGTGTGATTGGATAGCAAACATTGAGGGTGCAGTATATGGAGATCTTATTGCTAAGATGGATGATGACAAGAAGATAGCACGAGTACCTTATGATCCAACATTACCTGTCAATACTGCTTGGGATTTAGGGGTATCAGATCATACTGCCATAATCTTCTTTCAGCAAAAAGGAACAGCAGTAAACATTATTGATTACTATGAGGAACGAGGTCAAGGCTTACCCCACTATATTCAAATCCTTAATGAAAAGGAATATATCTACAAGGATCACTTTGCACCACACGACATTGAAGTAACTGATTTTAGTAATGGCAAAACCAGAAGAGAGGTAGCCTACCAATTAGGTGTGCGGTTCAAGGTAGTTCCAAAAATACCACTCGAAGATGGAATCCACGCAACCACCATGACCTTGCCAAGAACCTTCATCGATGTAGATCATTGCAAAAAATTGATAGATGCGTTAAGACATTACCATAGAAAGTACATTGATAAGAACAGAATGTTCAGATCAAAACCTGTACACGATTGGAGTTCCCATGCTTGTGATGCAATGCGTTACCTAGCAGTTGGTCTCCAAGAAATAAATACTAGACAAACTGCACCACAAAGTGTAGCAGATAATAATTACAATATTATTTGAGGATTTTTATGGGATCAATATTTAAACCAAAAATGCCATCACTACCACCTGTTCAACCTTTGCCAGAACCGCCTAAAGCAGAACTATCAGCAGAGGAAGAAGCAAGAATACAAAAGGAACAAGCTGCGATTGAAAGAAGAAGAAAAGGTAGAAAGTCTACAATCTTAACTTCACCATTAGGTGTGCAAGAATCTGAAGAAACTAAACTTAAAACTTTATTAGGAGAATAGATGTTAGAAAAAATTAAAAAAGTTTTTAAAAAGAAAAAAGTTAAAAAAGAAAAAAAAGAATTTAATAACATGGATGATTTGCAAAAAGGTGTTGCAGTAAACAGAGAAACTAAAACTGAAACTAAATCTGAAACTAAATCATCTTTAACATTTGGAAAATAATTATGGGTAGCAATAGCTCATCTGGCGGTGGTGGAAATAATAATACTTATACATCATCAAGAGAAATTGGTATAATGAATCAATACAAAGCACCCGCTAAAAGAGCAGCAGATACCCAAAGAGATAAAGAAAAAGCATTTCAAGAACAAGGAGCTTATAGTACAAGAAGAAGTGTTAAAGGAATGCTTCCTGGTGCAACTAAAGTTGCGGCTACTATTTTATCTCCAACATTAGAAAAAAATGCAGTTAGAACTAGAAAATTTTTTACAGATTATGTTTTGGGTGAAGGTGGTAAAAAAAATAGTTTATATGCTGGTATGAATAAATCTCAATTTCAAAGTTTAAGTGTTGAAAAACAAAATGAAATGTATTCTGAATATTCTAAAAATAGAATGTCTGGAACAAGAGATGCTTATGGCAGAGAAGTTAGACAAGGTGGTGATGGTGGAGCAATGACAACAAGTGGTCAAGTAGTACAAGCTCCTCAACCTGTTGCCTCACCTACTACAGCAGAAGTTTCACAAGTTAGTGCAGCTGAAGCTGAAGATCCAATCTTATTAAGAAAAAGAAAAACATTAGCAAGAGGTAGATCATTAACAATTCAAACTGGTCCAACAGGAACAACAGGTAGCTTGACATTAGGCAAACCAAGTTTATTAGGTAGATAATATGGCACAAACAGATAAAGCTAAAAATTTATTAAAACGATTTGACAGATTAAAATCCCAAAGACAAAACTGGGAATCGCATTGGCAAGAAGTTGCAGACTATATGCAACCAAGAAAAGCAGATGTAACAAAGTCAAGATCTAAAGGTGATAAAAGAACTGAACTAATTTTTGATTCCTCTCCATTACAAGCAGTAGAATTATTAGGTGCATCTCTACATGGAATGCTAACTAATCCTTCTACTCCTTGGTTCTCATTAAGATTCAAAGAAGAGGATATGGAAAATGAGGATGAAGCAAAAGAGTGGTTAGAATCTGCAACTGAGGTAATGTACTCAGCATTTAATAAATCAAACTTCCAACAAGAAATCTTTGAACTGTATCACGATCTAATTACATTTGGTACAGCAGCAATGTTTATCGAAGAAGATGATGAAGATCTTTTAAAATTTTCTACAAGACACATTAATGAAATCTATATTGCTGAAAATGAAAAAGGAAAAATAGATACAGTATTTAGAAAGTTTAAACTATCTGCAAGAGCAGCAATACAAAAGTTTGGTGAAGTATCTGCTAACATTGCAACAACTGCAAAGAAAGATCCATACGAAGAAGTAGAAATACTTCATGCAGTATATCCAAGAGCTGACTTCAATCCTAAGAAACAAGACAAAGATAATATGCCATTTGAATCTATTTACTTAGAAGCAGGTACAGGCGAAGAATTATCTGTATCTGGTTTTAGAGAGTTTCCATTTGTAGTACCAAGATACTTAAAAGCATCACATGAAATTTATGGAAGATCACCTGCAATGACAGCATTGCCAGATGTGAAGATGCTAAATGAAATGTCTAAGACTACAATCAAGTCTGCACAGAAACAAGTTGATCCACCTTTACTTGTTCCAGATGATGGATTTATATTACCAGTAAGAACTGTACCTGGTGGTTTGAATTTTTACAGAGCAGGAACTAGAGATAGAATTGAACCATTAAACATTGGTGCGAATACTCCATTAGGTTTAAACATGGAAGAGCAAAGAAGAAACTCAATTCGTAATGCGTTCTATGTAAATCAACTGATGATGCAAAATGGTCCACAGATGACAGCAACAGAAGTTATCCAAAGGAACGAAGAGAAGATGAGATTGCTTGGTCCAGTTCTTGGTAGACTTCAATCTGAATTATTAAAACCATTAATCGATAGAGCATTTTCAATATTACTTAGAAAGAATTTATTTAGACCAGCTCCAGAGTTTTTAAGTGGTAAAGATATTGAAATCGAATATGTATCTCCATTAGCTAAAGCACAGAAGTCTAGTGAGTTACAATCAATTATGAGAGCAATAGAAATCATGGGATCATTATCAAATGTTGCTCCAGTATTTGATCATATCAATATGGATAAATTGGTTAGACACTTAGCAGACATTGTTGGTGTGCCACAAAAAATATTAAAACCACAATCAGAGTTAAATGCTGAACGACAACAAGCACAAGCTCAACAAGAACAAATGCAACAAATGCAACAGCTACAACAAGTAGCAGAAGCAGGGGGAAAAATAGCACCACTCGCAAAGGCTTTACCAGAAGAAGCTAGAGCTGTAGCGAATGCAGAAGCTGAATAATGAGTGATCTCAAACAGTTTGAAAAACAAATAAAAGAAACAAGAGAAGCATACAAACAAATTTTTGAATCAGATGAAGGTAAAAAAGTTTTATCTGATTTAGAAAAACGATGCCACTTTTGGTCTACCACTAATGTTAAAGGGGATAGTCACGAGAGTGCATACATGGAAGGTCAAAGGAGTGTACTTCTATTTATTAAATCAATGCTCCAGAATGATAACACTAAAGGAAGATAACTATGTCACAAGAACAGATAACACAGGAAACTGTGCCTGTAGCAGAGACAACACAAACTACTACAGAAGCACCAGTACAAGAGACACAGATAGAGCAACCAGTTCCAACTGTTGCTAAATCTTGGAAA